CCTGGACGGGGACGATCAGGATCGGTTGTTCACGAAGGCTGGCGCGCAGGCGATCCGTGATGGTGGCGATATTTTCCAGGTGGTGAACTCGCGGCGTGGCATGTCTGCGAATGGGACGACCACGTTGGCGGGTACGACGAGGCGTGCGGTATGGGGCGGCATGAATCGCGGCAAGGTTCGTTTGACGCCTGAGGGTATTTACCAGATGGGCTTGTCGCGTGCTGAGACGTTGAGCATGCTCAAGCGGTACGGATACATCCTCCCTGGTGGGCAGGATCCAGCAGGCGTGCTGGGCGGCTCGGTGCGCGTGAACTACGCGAACACGATGACGGAAGCGCAGAAGCGTGTTCAGGCGGCGCGGCTGAACTGGGAGGCAGTGCAGCAGGGTCGTCATCCGCAGTCTGGTCGCACACTGACACCTGCTGAGGCGGCTCGTTACGAGGACGCGTACCGCAAGACCCTTGCCCGTGGTGGCGAGATCTACTTGCCCGGCGAGTGAGCCGGGCACACATTCCTTCCCCTTGGCGCGAGGCTTTGGGGTTCTTTCCGCGATGGAGGAAATCATGTCGGAGACGACGAACACTGAGGTGCCCGCAACCGAGCAGGCGCCAACGGACGAGCAGCAGGACCAGAAGCCGAACGACGCGTCGAACGATGAGTCGCTGAGGCCGGAGGGGCTGCGTGCGCTGCAGGCCGAACGGGAAGCCCGTAAGGATCTGGAACGCCAGCTCAAGGAGTACGAGGACCGAGACAAGTCGGATCTGCAGAAGGCCCAGGAAGCGGCTCAAGCTGCCGAATCTGAGTTGACGCAGATCCGAGTCCAGAACCTGCGTAATGAGGTGGCGCTCGCGAAGGGCGTCCCTGCGGATCTGGTGCAGTTCATGACCGGCGGCGATGAGGAATCGCTGTCGTCTCAGGCTGACACGTTGTTGTCTCGCCTCACGAGTCCCCCGACATCCCCGAAGCCGGATCTGACGCAGGGCGCGTCTGGTTCGGATGGCCCGAAGTCGACCGCTGACATGTTCGCGGCGTTCGCTGAGGGTCGATTCAACTGACCAACACTTTTGTGAAGGAGGCTGGCCAACATGGCTGGTATCGACACCAACCGCACCACCGCTGGTGCGTCTGATCTGCTCCCGAAGCAGATCTCATCCGAGATCTGGGCCAACGCTATCGAGGAGTCTGTGATCATGCAGGCTGCCCGTCAGATCCCGCTGCCGGGTTCCGGCGTGACCGTCCCGATCATCACGGGCGACTCCGAGGCCGACTGGGTCGCTGAGACCGCCGAGAAGCCGGTTTCTCAGGCGACCCTGGGCAGCAAGTCCATCACCCCGTACAAGCTGGCCGTCATCGAGCTGTTCTCTGATGAGTTCCGCCGTGATCTGACCGCCGTGTATGCGGAGCTGGCTCGCCGCCTGCCGAAGGCCTTGGGCACGAAGTTCGACGCGACCGTGCTGAACGGTACGGCGCCGGGGTCGAACTTCGATGTGCTGACCAACAGCACTGCCGTGACCGTGGACGCCACGGACACCATCGGCGATCTGGCCAACGTCCTGACGGCCGTTGGCGCGACCGGTGCTGACGTCACCAAGTGGCTGATCTCCCCGCAGGCCGAAGGCCGCATCATGACCGCGAAGGACGGCCAGGGCAACTACGCATTCCTGCGTGACGCTCGCACCGACTCCGGCGCCATCGGGTCCATCTTCGGTCGCGACGTTCTCAAGTCCAAGGCCGTCTACGCTGCCGGCACTCCGAACGTCATCGGCTTCGCTGGTGACTTCGCGAACTCCGCACTCTGGGGTTCCGTGGAGGGTATCAAGGTGGACATCACTGACAACGCGACCGTGAACAAGGGTGGTACCCAGGTGAACCTGTGGCAGCGCAACATGTTCGCCGTCCGCGCTGAGATCGAGGTCGGGTTCGCAGTGAAGAACGCGGCCCACTTCGTGAAGCTCACCGACGGTGCAACCGGAGGCGGCGAAGGCTGATGCTGCTGGTGAATCCGCACACCGGGAAGACGGTGGATGCACCGGAGAACCTGGCTGAGCAGTTGAAGGCTGCCGGGTTCACCGATGCTCCGACCGTGAAGCCCGCGACGAAGCCGCGTGGACGCCGTTCTACCAAAGCCGATTGAGAGGGGGCGGTCATATGCCGTATGTGACCCCCGACGACGTTGCTGCTCGCATTGGCCGCCCCCTCACAGCTGCTGAAGCTGAACAGGTTGCGGTCTGGGAGGCTGACCTTGTCGCTCTGGTGGAGGCGAAGGGTGTGGACCTTGCGGCGCGCATCGCGTCTGGTGCATTGTCCGCTGCTGTGGTGACTGCAGTGTTCGCGTCGGCAATCATCCGCGTGTTGCGTAACCCGAAGGGGCTACGCCAGCGTACGGAGTCGATTGACGACTACTCCATCACGGAGACAGTGGACACGACAGCATCTGCCGGCGCGATCTACTTGTCTGATGATGAGTGGGATCTACTCGCGCCAGGGTCGACTGGTGAGGCGTTCACGATTCGGTCCTATGGTGAGCCTGGTCATCGTTATGGTGCATGGGTTCATCCTGACCAGTGGGTGCCGTACTCATGACGGCGCCATCAGTGGTCATGGAAGGGCGTGCTGCAGCTGAAGCCCTGATGGGTGACGTATGCAAGGTGACGCGCATTGATGACACGGGCGATCCTGTCGTCTTGCCT